TATAACACGCCGCGGCTTCACCCCAGGCCTTTAATATTTTCTCCTGTTGTGGGTGCCATATTTTTGGAAGTTTCTTTTCTTCGTTCATATTAATAGATATGAATATTATATTTTTCATTCATTTACTCTTTTTTATAACCATGTTGGTTGTACCATTCATGAAGAATAAACAGAACCTTGAGTTTTATTCCCTTCTCGTACCATTCATATTTTTCCATTGGTCGGTAAATGACGATACGTGTGCGTTAACACAAATGGAAATGGCTGTAACAGGAAACAGTAAAGATGAAACATTCTTTGGACGTGTAATGGGGCCTATATATAAAATGGATGATACAGAGGCAAACAATTTCTTAAAATCTATTTTATTTTTTCTATGGTTACTGGTTCAGTACAGACTTAATAGAATTGATTTAACACCACTCAATGAAATTAAGAAACGGTTTGTTAAATAATGTTGGTATACATAAATGAAGATCAAAAACAAAACACAACAAAAATTATTATTTATTGCGTTAATGGTACTCATTGCTGTAATTGTATATCAAATGCGTAACCCAATTGTTATTAAAAAGCGGGTTCGTGTACCTGTAGAAGTACCAGTTCAGGTTCCAGTTCAAATACCAGTTGAACGGGAGTTTAGAAACCCACCAATCAAAGAGTATAAACCTGGGTACGTCCAACAAATGGGTGTTCTTGTAGGTTCGGATGAAGAAACATTACCTTTATACGGCAAAGAAGTTAGGGGAAGACGCGATCAGTATCATTATTACACGACGACACCAGGTGATCAAGTGTATCCACTCCCGGTAACTATAGATAATCGTGATTGTATGGACGATATCGGATGTAGAGAACTCTATGGAAATGAAGATGTTTCGGTTTTAGGGCAAACTGGTTCATTTCAGGCGAAAATGTATAGAACGGACAATTTTTTTTAAATACTAATATTTAGAAAATAAAATTATAAAACAACACGATAAAGAAATGATACATGAAATTACATCCATAACCATTCCCTTAGTTTTACACCCATTTGAGCATTTTTCTATAGGTTTACCCCCAATTGTTATATTTTGTAACATGAGACATTTGCATTTATAGTGTTTGATCATAGATACTATTATACATAAAAAACATAAAAATAAAATTTTCTGTAAACGATCCATCTTTTATAGTACGTCAATATAATTTTATTGGTTAATATAAATGAAGATCGATTTATTAAAAAATGAAGCAAAGCGTCTTGGTCTTCGCGTAACTAAAAAAATTAAAGGTAAACGTGTTCCCTTGAGTGAAAAGGAAATTAAAATGAAAATTCAAAGACGGCGATCACCATCTTTGGAAATTCAGGTCCGTGAATCTAAAAAACTTTTACGAACGTGTAAATCTCTTTTACGAACAGTTGAATCAAATGTTCCACGGGTTCGTCGAGTTTCTCAACCCGTTGCACGCGCACCACAAGTATCACGCGCACCACCTGTTCCACAAGCACCACCAGTACCAACTAAACGCGATCCACGTACAAATTTAATGACCGCTTTAAAAGCAAACCTTAAACGTCGTGGTCTTAGAGAAAAGATAAATCAAACTTCTTAGATATAATCTTTTTCGCACCTTCAAAATCTGGATGACTCCATAAAAGCCATCTTGACCAAAACCCCGCGGTAAAAAAACCTGTTTTTGTCCAGTTTTCTTTATCACTTCGAGACACATCAAGCATATTTTTATGAACTAGTTTAGGATCGGTTTGTTTTTGTACCATATGAGGAACAAACCCACCGTGTCGTGTTACGTATGAACGCATACGCAAAGGGTTTTTGTGTATTGTATAGTCTGAGTACCCTCTTGCCCCAAAATCAACTATTTTCCCATTTTCAAAAGTAACTCTAAACTTTTTATCAATACGTGGACTTTTTTTTAAACGAACGCGCATATATAATTACTGAATATATTTTTCGCCGCGTTTTTTGCGTCTATATAACACAATTCCAAGTGTAAGTGATATTAACCATGCTTGAAATTGTGATATACCATACGGTTCTTCGACCATAAACATTTATAGTATATAATTATTGTTTATTTTCTAATTTAGCGAGATTGTAGTGGTGATAAAAATGTATTAAACTTAAAATCAAAGAAACAAGAACAAATGGGTTATACCTCGACTTTCTATTAAGAACGAATAATACGACCGATCCTATAATAACGAGGGTTGGTAAGCTAAATAAACCAATTTGAATATCGGTCAAACCAAGAAACCGTTTTTCTAATTTGTTAACATCTGGTGTTTGTACTGGTGCGTAGTATTCTTTTCCTTTATATCCTGGCATTTATTATATACACACAAAAAAAATGTGGTTTCTTATGATACCAATACTATTGTTACTAAACGATTACCTTAAATCGCCTATAGATAGATTGTATTTCCAAACACCTTTACGCCCTTTAGTAGGTATACGAAATTCGATCGTAGACTTATTTTTTTATAAATTACATTACTCGGTAGACGATTTCACGGGTTTATGGCGGGTACAGAAACACTTTTTTGATATAAAAACCGAATACGATACTTTATATAAAAATAAACAAAAGTATTATTTCCACGACCTTGATCCATGGTTTGAATATAATCAAAATTATTATTACTATAAAATACACGATTTTCCAAAGTTATACGCATTCTTAAAAACTATACCGTGTGTTGATCATGCCATGATTGCAGTCATGGAAGGGCCAATGTCTATACCAGCACACCGTGCCGAGAGTAATTTACAGTTACGGTACCACTTAACACTCGAAGGAACAAGTAATCTTACCACGGAGTTTGATATTCATCAACATAAACCCGGTGAAGATGTTCTTTTTGATCACGCACGTCACCATAGTGTTGATAAAACTGATGAACAAAAACGTATTGTTCTTATTTTAGATATTAACCGATTCTAATCTAAAGGTGTTTCCGACACACCGCTTTATACATGTCGTGATCACCAACAAGTTCGAGTTCGTCATTTTGTACGATACGTTTTGTAAAGGGACCATGTGTTCCATCCATACATACCATACACATCGCCGATATCTTAAATACTTTATCGGCGAGAGGTACACAGTCTATGAGTTCACCAAACTTTCTCTGTTTATAATCACCATCGAGACCCGCGAGTAAAATCGTTTTACCCGAATCGAGAACCTTTTCAACAAATCTTTTAAGATCCGTGAAAAATTGAGCTTCATCCATAGCTATAACGTCAACATTTGAAAAATCAACTTCATCGAGATTATTTGTTTTTATACAATCGAAACGAATATTATCATGGGTACGTAAAACATCTTCTGATGCGCGCGTATCCTTTTTAGAGTTTATAACGAGAATACGTTTACCTATAACTTTGTACCGTTTTAAACGCCTGATAAGTTCGGACGTTTTTCCTGAAAACATGTTACCCATAATAATCTTAAGACTCATTTCTAAATATACGTATTATTTTTTTATACTTATATACTATATGTTGAATATTTATTTATTTCTATTAGTCTCATTCACATTTAATCTTATGACAGGGTATTATGTCTCATATAAAAGAAATGTTAAGGAAAATGATAAAATATACGACTTGGGATTTAAAATTTTACCAAACCTTGAAAAGTATGATTATATTAATGATTATATATTGATTATACCAATACTCTTTTTGGTTTATCATTTTGGTGGTTGGACTAAAAATAAACGAAGTACATTTTTATTTACGATGGGATTGATGTATTTATTTAGAAGTTTATCAAATTATGTTACAACATTTCCAAGTATGAAAAAATGTGATTTAAAACCACCATTTGGGTTTTGTAATGATTTTATGTTTTCAGGACACACGACGTTTAACATAGTTATTTCTTATTTTGTTAATAGTATATTATGGCCAATTTGGCCAATAATTACATCTATATTAACGATTGCGACGAGAGAACATTATAGTGTTGATGTATTAATAGCATGGTTGATATTTGGTTCTTTACAGTGTAGAATATAATATTTACATAAATAAATGACAGTTGAGATTGTTACATATGCCAATAAATCACAAGGGATGTTCGAAGAACTTGTAAATAATAAGTTTGACGTCCCTATAAAAGTTTTAGGTTGGGGTACTAAATGGAATGGATATTCCGATAAATCAAAAGGCGTTTTAGAATATATGAAAACAAAAAACGACGACGATATCATAGTTTTTATAGATGGTTTCGATACAAAAATAAATAAACACCCTAAAAATATCATAAAACTTTTCAAAGAGTGTAATTGTAGAGTTCTAATGTCAAAAGATCCAGAAATTTCTAAGGTTTTAGGAAGAACTTTAATTTTTGGTCAGTGTACAGAAAAGAGTGTGGCCAATGCTGGTATGTATATGGGTTATAAGAAAGAATTAACTCTTGTGCTACAAGAAGAAATTAAAATGAAATGCTTAGACGACCAATTAAACCTCAACACTTTATGTAAAAAATATAAGTTTATAAACGTTGATGAAGATGAAAAGATTTTCAAGAACTTTGGACCAATGGATAAAGACGTGAAAACTAATGCATTGTTTGTATCTTACCCAGGAACTTTGAGTTTGAACAGATACTCACGCGCTATATCTGAATATACACAATTCGTATACATTTATATTTTATGCGTACTCATTTTGGGTCTTTCTTTATTCCCACAATATCAGCGTATATTATTGACACTTTTAATTTTTGTGTTGAGTTTCTATATATTTTTTGCAGATAAATCGTGTACTACAGAGACATAAAGAAACAACTCTTAGAATAATAAAAAATATGGAAACACTTAGAATTAAACGATTAACTCTCGAAGCAACTTTACCGACACGTGCATCGCCTGGATCTGTCGGGTACGATTTATACAGTATCGAAAACATGACGATCAATGCATGTGAACGTGGTATTGTAAGTACGGGTATTTGTGCAACGATCCCACACGGTGTGTATGGTCGTATTGCACCGAGATCTGGTTTAAGTGTAAAACATGGTATTCAAACGGGTGCCGGTGTTATTGATCCAGACTATACGGGTGAATTGAAGGTTATCTTGTTTAATCACGGGAGTGAACCGTTCGAAATTAAACAAGGCGATAGAATCGCCCAACTCATTTTGGAAAAGTGTGAAACACCACTTATTGAGGAAGTTGATG